CTAGTACATTCCGGCTCCGGGCAATCGCACTCCATCGCATTGGCTTTTTCCTGCGCTAGTCTCTGTGCGTCAGCCTGTGCAGCGGCGGTAAGTGCGGCCTTATCACCGTTACACTCACACCAAAAGTCATCTAAATATTACTCGAATTAGGATAGAATTGTTATATTTGTGGCATGAAAGTTAAGTCGTTTAAAATACTTGATCAATACTTTCTTCGGTTCTACAGGTCTATTATGTCTAAGAACGGAAAGAGGAGGAAGCATACGATCGTGGAGAAGAATGATATTCTCGAATGTCAGTCGTTGATCTGGAAAGTCATACGTGATAAGTACTTAGATAATGAGGGCGGGGTTTATATAAATAACATCGGTTATCTATGTCATAAGATTAATCCCAACCGTAAGATATATCTGAATAAACTTACCGGGACTATAAACAGGCGTGGGACAGGTGGATATTCTTATGTCCATACGTGTATTGATTTTATGCCTCGGAACAAGTATTTCCATCTCTATATTTCTCCGGCGTTGAATAAGGAGTGTAGATTGGCTATGGAATCAGGTAGGAGGTATAAGTTTTTGTACCGGGAAGTTGAATCGGAGAGTAAGGTATTTGGAGTTAAATGGGTTTATAAACTTTGACATACTCCCACCGTTAAACCGTATGGGATTCTTGGATACAAACGCAAGAAACCCCGATATTACTATCGCTGGAATTACTCTTGCTCTCCAATTCGGAAATGCCCTTCCGAAGTATATTACGGGCCGCAAGAACATCACGGTCGTTGATAGACTCGCATTTTGGACAACACCATGTGCGATCTCTCAACGACAAGTTTTTATTAACAAACCCGCATTCACAAGTCTTTGAGGAAGGATACCATTTGTCAATCTTATGTACTATCACTCCATACTTTGAAGCGATATACGTAAGTTTGTTAATAAAAGAAGAATGACTAAGATCAGAAACTTTCTTTCCCCACAAACGTTTCATTCCTTCAATGTTTAGATCTTCAATGAAAATATAATCATATCGCTTGCACAATTCATGAGCTAATTTCCATTGAAAATCATTACGTAAATCCCGAATCTTACGATACGTTTGTTGTAACTCAAATAATCTTCTCTTTCGGTTATTAGATCCTCTTTGAGCTTTTGAAAGCCGTTTGTTTTGCTTCTTAATCTTATTTTGAAATGTCTTGAAAAACAAAGGAGAAATAATATTGTTCCCGTCACTGGCCGTCAAATACGTTTTCAAACCAAAGTCTAATCCTACAGATGCACCATTATGTGTCTTTCTATAAGATGATAAGGGATTATAGTCAGTAACGATTATCAAGCTATATCTGGAACAGGTTTCTTTTTTTATTCTAATTTGCTTTATTTTTTCCTTCATAAGGACGGGAGAACGAAAACCTAAACCGTTTCTCACCTTTATTTATGGTGAATGTATTACCGTTTATGGTATATCCACCTTGTTTAAAAACAAAGGAATTGAAACACTCAGCGCGTTTGAATTTAGGAGGTCGTTTTGCCAGCTTTTTGAAGAATCGGTTATATGAAGAGTCTAACCGTTGTAGTATTTCTTGAACTGTTTGTGAATGAAGTAAATTCCTTTTAATTCGTTTAGCAAAGTGTTTTTGCATTTTACCTACAGAAATATATTTTCCAAACAGTTTGTAGAATCTACGTTGTAAAGCTAGGGAGTGATTCCATACAAAACAACATTCTCGAAGCATCTTGTCGAGATACTTCGTTTTATTAGAACGATATATGTTGTATTTATATGAAACCATTTTAACTATATTTACGACGCAAATATAATAATATAGGTGTAAACTAGTATATAATTACCTTAAAAAATATATTGATGATCAGAAAAGAATTTGATTCTATGTTTAAAAGCATGGGCTTTATAAATTAATCGTAGAAGTTTCTATGATCCAGTTAGCCCGTGAGGGTAGACTGGATTTTTTTTGTATCACGGATTCAAATACATATCTTTGTGCAAAAGACTTGAATATGACGATAAAGGGCTTATTGGCCGAGATCAAGGCCGATTTACATAAATACGATGATAGCGGGGCTATAGATACCTCATCTGTTTATAGGTGGGCTGAGATCGCCTTAAAAAGGTTCGGGGGTGTTATAGCCGTCATGTCCGAGGCGATTGTCAAGACCAGCAACAAACAGGCGGTATTACCTTCCGATTTCTTCGACATGCTTGACGCCTATAGGTGTGAGCCTCTTGTCTGTGAGATTCCGGGGGGCGATAAGGCTAAGGCTGACCTCCAACACGAGATCGGCTGGGTCGAGCGCACCGAGCGCGGCTTCCGTTGGAACTCCTGCACGGAGTGCTGTAAGGAGGAGTTTGAGAAGACGATCACGGAGAAGCTATATATCGGATCTCACGAGGTTCGCTTCCATTACCATCACCCCGTAAGGCTGTCTATAGGTCGTGGGTTGAGACGTGATTGCGCCGCCGACAAGTATCGGGATAAATATGCTTGGGATAATTATGATATAACTATATCTGGCAATACTATGTATACTGGGTTTGATGGATTTATTTACATCATATATCGTGCTACACCCAAGGATGATGACGGTCTCCCGTATATACCTGAAACGGCGTTAGGTTATCTTGAGGATTATGTCGAGACGTATATCAAGATGAAGATCTTCGAGAACGCCGCCGTTAACGGTTTGATACAAGGGGCTGGTGATGCTTATAAACTATACGCCCAGCAGGAGCCGGGTAAGTTCGCTAGGGCTATGAAAGAGCTTAAGATGTCGATGATTACCTTGAATGATTATCGGGAGCTGGCTGAGGATAATAGGAGGAGGATGCTGTCTTATGAGCGTATGTGGCCCAACGCTTTTGATAAGTATATTAAACTGGTTTAACAAAATACGATGATATGGCTGATTGGATACATTTAGATAAGACAAGTGGTACCGGACCTGCTGAGGTTAGGGTTACCGCTGATATCAATGAGACTGGAGAGATACGTCAGGCTACGTACAAGGTTATAAAAGAAGGCACCAAGGAGGAGAAGACGTTCGTGTGCAGGCAGGAGTCGGTCCCGGTGGTTATTATCCCGGAGTTCGACTACCTAGTGCTTAGGTATATCTGGGCTGACGAGGACGGCATTGACTTTGACACGGCTACCGGTTTCGATAACACCGGCCTCCCGGATGTTGACGGCAAGCTGGTTGGTTGGAGTAAACAGTACCAGACCACGCAGGAACGGGTAGGTGATTATCTCATCCATGGTGGTGATAACATGGAATCGGGTAATGAGGCAGCTTTGATCCAGATGGGACCGTTGTTGGATGGTGATAATTATGATAAATTACCTCTTGAGATCAGATGCAGTATATACGGTAACTGGTATGGTGGTCGTGAGAAAGGTAATATTACTATCAAATTCACGGCATATAAGGGCGGTTCTATGGAGAAACGTGGATATGATTTTGTCAATATCGGAGGCGAGGAGGTTTATACCGGTGATGCCCCTACCAACGTATCTGCCCATGGTGAGGATAATTGGCAAAATATAAAGACCTTGTATTCTAAGGTAGGCACGATGATCTACAACAAGGAGTCTCGTGACTGCATTGTAAGGATTGGCGAGTAGATTTTTCTTCATAATATAAACACATCGGCTCTCTTGTCCGTGAGGATAGGAGAGTTTTTTATTTTTTAGTCCTTTACTTATGACATATTTGATCTTTTATTGCGTGGGAATAATCTAGCTTTGCCGAAAACTAGGATCATGATAACTTTAAATGATGTAAATAACGAACTCCATGTCCGGTTATATATACTGGAGGTGCTTAAGGATTATATAAGAGATGATGATTTCGATGGCCTTGTAGATAAGGCGTTGGATTTTGTCATGGAAGGCGTTTCTATGCCTAAGGCTCCGACCAAGGATACCACCATGAGTGACATATCAAAGAGCGTTTTGGCCTTGGTAGCGGGTGCTGGATTAGATGAGAGGTTAAGCAAAAGCTCTTTAGAGTTAGCTTACGATAGGTGTAAGATGAGGTACGTATTCGATCCTCGAAATCGGGATATACACGGTGTGATCGTAGGTTATTCCAATGACTTTAATAGTCTGGTAGCTGTGTGTGATGAGGGATCGAAGAAAGGAGTGGACAAAGGATCTACCGATTTTGTGGATGTCAATGAGAGATACGTGACTAACGGTTTCTTTTACATATCTGTAGAGGATGCCGATAAGCAATCGAACTACATGGGTAAAAATTTGTAATTGTTGTGTTTTTTGTACTTTACACGAGCGTTTAAAAGTATTTAGTTCTCCTCCTGACTTATGAAAGTCTGGAGGATTTTTTATTTTTGTACGATTTGAATGTTTTGCATAATACGTACTGTTTATTAGAATCCGCCACATAAGTGATTATCTGGTGGATTTATTATATTTGCGAAAAAGATAATGTCGTGCAAAATAACTCTAACATAGCGGTTCCCGACTCCGGGATGAACAGGGATAAGCATCCACAGGATCTATCCCCGTCTGAATATAGTTTCGCCTTGAACGCTACCATAGAGGGTGACGATGGAAGCCAGCTTAAGATCCAGAACGAGCCTAGTACCCTTTTATGTAAGCGATTTGATGGCTATAAGGTTATTGGGTATAAGAATGACATAGCTGGTGATAACACTTATTTCTTTCTATCCAATCCGGATGATAATACGTCTAAGATCACGTTCATGCGGTCATTGGATTATATCAAGACCGTGGAGGATCAATTGGCTGGATCGGGAAAGGACATCCATCGTATCCTTGGCGAGAGGCTTGAGGAGTCGGATGGTCGTTTTGATGAGATATGTGATTTGATGGAGATCCTGATAGAGGACTGGGTTGATGACCCTTGTCTTAATTTCTCCATTCATCATCCGATCTTCGATATAGAGATCAAGGACGAGAAATGCGGGAAGGTGATATACTGGACCGATGGATATAATCCCCAGCGATATGTTATGGTCGATAAGGCCCTTAACCCGGATGATGATGGTGACTTTTGGTATCATTACCATGGGTATAAGACATGTGGGGATGACAAGCCAATAGAGAGGTGTAGGCTGGCCTGCGAGAAGCTGCTGGTGTTCCCGTTGCTGACGGCCCCGTGCGTGGAGCCTGAGGTCGTGGAGTTCGGGGGGAGCCTGCGTGCCGGGACCTACCAGTTCTGCGTGGCGTTGTGCGATGAGTTCGGGATTGAGAAGACCGGATATTGCTCATTGACCAACCCAATCATGTTATTCGATCGTCAAGATATGGTTATCCGCGATGGTTTATGGGGTAAGTCAACCAATATGGGTATCCGCCTTACTGTATCCAATATAGACAAGCAGGTATCTCATTATAAGATAGGTGTTATACAGAACACGGTTGGGTTTAATGGTGAGCAAAGCCCGGTTCTTGAGTATTTCATAGAAGGTATACATCCGATAACGGAAAGGACTATCTATTATCTTACGGATCAATATAGCGAGCGTACGACCATGGAGAAGTTATCCAAGGAAATACCGGTATATAAGACAGCCAGAGGCATGACGTCTGTCGGAAATCGTCTTCTTCAATACGGATTGACCGTGGAGAATGAATGGAATCTTCAACCGGTCGTTAACTTCTTGGGTCATTTCGTTAAATGGCAGACATCTATAGCCACGGAGAATTTGTATAAAGACGGTGTGGCTTGCTCTAAATACGCCTCTTTCATGCGTGACGAGGTATATCCGTTGGGTATAAGGTTCTTTACCAATACAGGATACAGGACGGCTAGATTCCCGCTTATCCCTCGTCCGGCCACAAGGGAGGAGATGGAGGTTATCGTTGATGAGGACGGTAACTCTGACGACCTGTCGGCTGCGTCGGTGCTGGAGAACAACCCGCAGTGCGCCGGGAACAGCCGCCGTCATCTTTGGCAGTTTAAGAATACGGCAAAGATCATAAACGACCCGTCTTGGGGATTTGATGATTTTGGAGGAGAATGCAAGAATCAGCTAGATGTCAAGCAACTCAGATATGTAGAGCAGGAATATGCCACGGTAGGAGAGACCCAATTCGTTATCAATACGATGGGGGAAGATGTTACGGTAGATGATGCTATTGATTATATCGCTGATAATATAGAGAACCTGTGTGATATCATAGAATCTAATGTAGGTATTACTGACGAGTTATGCGCTGCCATATCATTGCCAGAGGATCAAGACGGTATAAAGGCTCCCGATTTCCCTGGTGGATGTGATGATATCGAGAGGATAGAGACCAGGACTATATTGGATAAAAACTCTTTGGTGGATTCTAGGATTGATTTTACATATAAGCTGGCTAGTGATTATACGGAGACCGAGCCTACCACCTTAATACAAAGTAACGCCGAGTCACAAAGGAAATTCTCTGTATTGTGTGATTTCGATAATTACCCCAGTGGAGGTAAGAATATCATAGATCTGGTTCAGGAATGGTTGGATGGTCAGGATGAGGATAAATTCCCGTCTGATATAGACTCCTCCGCCTTGGTCTTGTGTCAGGATATGTCTAATGTCCGGCAGTTATATGATGAGGGTATATGTGCTAATGGGTGTTCGGTAGGTGATCCTCACGTGAATCCTACTATTAACGATGTTCAACTTCCTACATTCCAAGGGGGTAGGTCATTGGGTAAGTGCACATATTTGTATCAATATCCCGGATGGGAAGGAAAGAAGCATACGGAGACGATGCTTGATCAGTTAATGGATACGATGGAGGCTTATTTCCCCCAATATGAGAGTCAGTTTGGTATCGAGAACGCCATGTGTCTTTTTGGCGATGGTGATAATTCTAAGTTTAATACCGGTATAACTACTGACTGGGAAGGTCGTGTGTCTGTGCAGAATGATATTGACGCCAAGACCAATTGGTTCGGTAGAAGTAACTTGACTTATTTCAAGTTCTATCCACATGTATCCTCATACGCCAGATGGGTGGAGTTGGATTATGAGAAATACATAAGTGGTTTATCCGATCCTGATAACGGTATTATGTATATAGAGATGATGGGTAACTATAATTATCCGATCGGCGACTCATCATCATACAATAAGGTTCGTATAACGTTTTTCTCGGACAAGAAAGGTACCGTGGCTCCTAATCCTTTGGCTAATGATGCCAAGAAAGGTGTTATAGTGAATTACGTGGATCATAAGATATTTATGATGCCAAAGTACTTGTTCTGGAATGATGACAAGACTACTTTCCATAAGATATATGTTTGCATCGAGCCTGCGGTATGCGTGTTCTTCACCGGTTTCGCCATGAGGCAGGACATGAAGGAGCTTGCCGGATTCTATACGGCCGGCACCGCCATCTTCCCTGCCCCGTTCTGTTTTGGCATTCGGCCACTGGAGGTGAAATACGTATTCTTCTTCACAAAAGAATTGAAATTAAGGAGATTCGTTACCTATGAGGCGAAATGTATCTCATGTGGGGATAAACCCGCTGACTGCGCTCCCAGACCATATCAGTACGGTGATTTCGGATATTGGGAGTCTGCCAATAAGTATCCGGCTAATTTTGAGTTGTATGATTCAAGTAAGATCGGGATATCATCGGGAGGATCAAAGAGGAAGGATATAATAGATTCTTTGACGAAATACTATGGGTCTCCTAAATCCGTTGGGGGTAAGTCTTATTTCACCGGTAATGGGGATAACGCTGAGTACCCCAATACGTCAACCACGTTTTGTCAGAGACCTATACGTCATTACAAGTTTCCGGATAACTCTGTCGCTCCTTTCATGGGTAATCCGTCTCAACTGACCGGTCAATATGGAGTTGACTCCTATATTTATCCTATGGGGGTGATGCTTGATGACGATATCGTTAATGAGTTTCTGGATATAGCGGTAGAGAACGGTCTTATAGATAAGGCTAGAAGAGATTCTATAATAGGATATGAGTTGTATAGGGGCGATAGGACGTTGGATAAGAGCGTTATCGGGACCGGTCTGGCTTATGATATGTTTAAGTACGATGATCCCGACGGATCGGCTAACCTTTATCCTAATTACCCTTACAACGATTTGTCTGATGATATGTATATCTATAAGGATATTAATCGTGAGAAATTTATAACGCATCCGTTTAACAGGAAGGGTAATATCTGGTATTCATTCTTAAGTCCTGATATTGCCTTTAACAAGCCTGACGCTCCCACCGAGTGCCTTGTTGATGGTTATCAATTAGGTAAATCCTCAGGTATATTCAGGGAGGTGGAGGATCACCCTAAATGGACGATATTAGGGAGTAAGGCTTACAGTATGGCAACATCATTGGCTACGGTGGAGGCTATGGCTAATTTAATATCCGCTATAGCTGAGTATACATATCAGTCGGCTTCACAGCAATATGTCGGTGGAGGCGTGTTCTTTTTAGCCAACCCTGTCGGCATAGCGCTGACGGCTATCCGTCTGGCTACAGGTATCGCCAAGGCCACAGCCCAGTCCGTGGTGGATATAGGCAAGTATAGGTATCAGTGGTTAACGGCATTGATAGATAGGGGACCTAGACGGAACTATGCTTATTACTATACTTCTGTCGCTCATTATAATTTATTTTACCAAAAAATAGGGGAGTCAGAGTTACGTGGATTGTCAACGGCTAAATATATCAAGAGCGGGTTATATCCGGTAACAGATATCTCTTCGCAAGGGGAGACCGTAGACGGTAAGCCTATTATCATAAACAACCTCGATCGTGAGCATTCATTGTTCATGTCATTTGGTATGGATAAGTATATGCTTGAATATCCGGAGTTGGTTTCAAGTTACGATACCAGCCGTATTCAGGATGAGTGTAATATTCGTAACGATGAGGTGGCTGGTATGACGCCTCATTTTATGACACGTGAATCTTTCGTATCCTGCCCCTATATGAGGATAAAGAAATATTCTCCGGCTCAATACGGGCAGATAGAGGATATCAGGTGGGTATCGTTAGGCGGTTGCGGGTTGATGGATGAGGATAAGCGTAAACCTGTTTTTGGAGGTGATGTATTTATATCAAGGTTCTCGCTTAAGAGGAAGATGCCTATGTTTTACTTGACTCAGTTTGGTCAGGGAGACATGATACCATTCCCTTATTACGATTATCGAAACATCGGGTATCCCCGTTATTTCGTCAATTACGATACCGGGGAGGATTATCTTAATAAGACCGATACGGATACCGGATCGCTATACTCTTTCCCTAGCCGGAAGAGCGCTTATGAGATGGTTTGCAAGACCGGAGATATGTATCTTAGCGGTCGTTTCTTCCTATACTTCTATGGCATACCTCAGTTTCTTGTGGAGTCTGAGATCAATTGCAATTTCCGTATAGCCGGGCCTGAGCCTTACGAGGGGTTTTATCCGGAGGTAGGGGATTATATATCATGGACTCAGGAGCGTAATGTCCCTATATCAAGGGATAATGTGTTTAAGATAAGTCCTGTGTATAAGAATCGTTTTACGCTAGGCGGAAGGTCATTACCAGAGACGTATGATAGCAATTTTTGGGACTGCGCTTACCAAAGACCCAACGGCGTCATATGGAGCACCGCCGACGTGTCGGAGAACGGCATGACCGATCCTTGGCTGTCGTACAAGCCTATGGATTACCATGAGTTCAAGACCTCTTTCGGGAAACTTATAAGCATGAAAGGGGTAGAGTCGGATCAGATACTGGCTCGCTTCGAGAATCAGGTAGGGCTGTATAACGCCATAGACGTGTTGGCGGAGAGAATATCCCCGGAGAATAGCGAGCTAGGGACAGGTGGTCTTTTCGCCTCCCGTGGTATCGAGTATAATAATACGACGTTAGGATATTCCGGGACCCAGAGTCGGGATATGATCAGTTGCGAGTTTGGGCATTTTTGGGTCGATTTAAGGCGTGGTCAGGTGTTTAAGGTAGATTCTAATGGTAGGAATCTTACGGAGGTCACACCGGGGCTTAGAAACTGGTTTAAGGAGCATCT